CATCCAGCAAAGCTCCGCTCTCTTGTTTGGCATAATCCAGTTCGTTCTGAAGGTCATTTGGACATATACAAAGAGCCACAGCCAAACAGAACTTATACCATGTGTGTGGACGTGGCCGAAGGGCAAGGATTAGACTACTCCACCTTCTCAATATTTGACGTTACCGAGATACCATACAGACAGGTAGCCAAGTATAGAAACAACAAGATATCTCCGTTCTTGTTCCCTACAATTATTGTTCAGACCGCCCAGCTATATAATGATGCGTTTGTACTTGTTGAAATTAACAGTATCGGACTTCAGGTATCAGATATTATACACTTTGAACTTGCATACGAAAATCTTATCAAGATTGAAATGAAAGGTAAACAAGGTCAACAGCAGACTCCGGGATTCAAGAAGAGAATTGCCTATGGTTTAAAAACTTCCAAGCAGACAAAAATGATCGGTTGTACGAATCTAAAGACTCTTATTGAAAGCGATAAGTTGATCATAAATGATGCCGAAACAATAACAGAATTGACCACATTTTCCGCTGATAAACAGTCATTTAAAGCGGAAGAAGGTAATAACGACGATCTTGTAATGACTTTAGTTCATTTCGGTTGGTTGACTGCCCAAAGATATTTCAAAGAAAACATTAATAACGATATTAGAGTTACGCTACAACAAGAGCAATTGAACATTATGGATACAGATTTGACGCCATTGCCTATCATAGATAATGGCGTTGATACCCCAGACTATGAGGTGGATGAGTTTGGAAACGTGTGGTTTGAGGATAGAACCAAGAGATATCCTTGGGATGACTTTAACTGGAAAAGAAAGTTGTAAAATCTTCGTTTTTCTAAATAATAACAAGAAGAATAATCCACTTTATAAAGGAGAGATACTATGGCATTTCAACTGTCACCAGGTGTAAATGTATCTGAATTTGACCTTACTACAATAGTTCCGTCTGTTGGAACTACAGAAGGCGCAATTGCAGGTCAATTTAATTGGGGACCATCAAACACAATCGTAACAATTTCAAACGAAGTAGAATTGGCCGATAGATTTGGTACTCCGGACGCTAACAATTTTGCTACATGGTTTACCGCAGCAAACTTCCTATCCTATGCAAGAAATCTTAAAGTAGTTCGTGCGTCAAGTTCAACTGCCGATAAGAACGCCACTGACGGAGAAGGACTCTACATTCCAAATCAAGAAGAATATAGCTATGAATATTCAAATTTGAGTGCACCTGCTTCTAAAGGAACATTTGCTGCAAGATATATTGGCGATAAAGGAAATGGATTAAAAGTTTCTGTATTTGCTAATGGTTCTAATCCTACTGCTTGGGCAGCATGGACAAGTTCTTCGATTAATTATAAAGCACAGTTTGATGCAATTCCCGGCACATCAAATTTTGTTGGTCTTCGCAGTGGTTCAAACGATGAAATGCATATTATTGTCATCGATGAAAAAGGTAAGTTTACAGGATCACCTAATACGATTCTTGAAAAGTTTGCTTTTGTATCTAAGGCATCTGACGCTAAAAACGATGACGGTTCATCAAATTACTATGTAAACGTAATTAATGATCGTTCCAAGTACATTTATGCTATTAACAAACCAACAGGAAACGCATCTAATATTGCTAGTATTGATATTGTAAGCTCATCTGCATTTGGATCAAATGAAACAGGATATGTCACAATTAGTGGCGGATCTGGAACTGGCGCAAATGCTTCATTTAGTGCAAACTCAACAGGTAATGGTCAAGTTGACACTATTACAATTAACAATCGTGGTTCAGGTTATCTTGTTGATGATACTGTAACAGCTACAATAACATCTGCTAATGGTAGTGCTGCACTAAGTGTTACGTTACAATCAACAAGCGTAACAGCAAACGCAAATTGGGGAATTGCTGGCGCAAACACAGCGTTTAACTCAGGACCAAGAAACTCATATTCATTACTTCTTGCTAATGGTGCTTCATCATCAATTACAGATAGTCAGCTTATTGGATCATACGATAAGTTTAAGAATGCGGAAGAAGTTGATATTTCTCTTATTATGACAGGCGCAGCTTCACAAACTGTTGCTGAATATATTGTAGATAATATCGTAGAAAGCCGCAAAGATTGTGTTGCTTTCATATCACCTGAATTGTCAGATGTTGTTAATAACGCTGGCGATGAAGTAACTGACATTTCAACTTACAGAGATTTGTTCAACTCATCATCATATGCTGTGATGGACTCAAACTGGAAGTATCAGTTCGACAAGTACAACAACGTTTACCGTTGGGTACCTATGAACGGTGATATTGCTGGTCTATGTGTAAGAACAGATTTTGAGCGTGATCCATGGTACTCACCAGCTGGATTCAATCGCGGTCAAATTAAGAACGTAACAAAACTTGCTTGGAATCCAAACAAGACAGCCCGCGACGAACTATATAAAAAGGGCGTTAATCCAATTGTATCTTTCCCAGGCGAAGGAACAGTTCTATATGGCGATAAGACACTTCTTGCTCGTCCATCCGCGTTTGATCGTATCAACGTTCGTAGATTGTTTATTGTCCTTGAAAAGGCAATTGCAAGAGCAGCTAAGTACTCACTATTTGAATTCAACGACGAATTTACACGCGCTCAGTTTGTATCTCTTGTAGAACCATATCTTCGTGATGTACAAGGTCGTCGTGGTATCTACCAGTATCGTGTAGTTTGCGATCAGACCAATAACACTCCAGAGGTTATTGACCGCAACGAATTTATTGGTGATATCTACATTAAGCCTGCTAGAAGCATCAACTTCATTCAGCTTAACTTTGTGGCTGTTCGAACTGGTGTTGCCTTTGATGAAATCGTTGGTAAGTTTTAATTGATAAAATGAACATAAATAGATTCAGAGGAGAATAAAATGGCAGAGTTTAACGTAGCTAACTTTAGATCACAAATGGTAGGAGATGGTGCAAGACCAAACTTGTTTTCTTGCACCATTCCAGACTTAACAGTAAATGTAAACGGCGAAACTGGTTCCGAAGTTGCTTTTAACTTTATGTGTAGAGCAGCCCAGCTTCCAGGTTCAAGTGTAAATGCTGTTCCTGTAAACTACTTTGGTCGTGAACTAAAGTTTTCAGGCAATCGCATATTTTCAGAGTGGACAGTAATCATTATTAATGATGAAGATTTTAAGGTTCGCAACACATTTGAAAAGTGGATGAGTTCACTTAATTCACATGTTAGCAATCTTCGCAATCTTGTAAGTCCACTTTCTTACCAAAAAGATGGATATGTGACCCAGTATGGTAAAGCAGGTAATGTCATTAAGGAATATAAGTTTGTTGGATTATTCCCAACTGACGTAAGTCCAATTGAACTTGATTGGTCAGCAAACGACTCAATTGAAGAGTTTTCTGTAACCTTTGCTTATCAGTGGTGGGAATCTACAAATCCATCATCAAGGTCTACTACAGATACGACTCAGGCAGGCCCAAGTGCCAGCCTAGGCTTCGTATAATTATATTATATAACAGGGTGGGGAGAGATCCCCACCCATTCAAACTGGAGTGAGTAATGGTCCAACTTTTTGGCTTTGAGATAAGTCGCAAAAAACAACAAGATCAAGAAGAAAAGAATAAGTCTTTCGCGCTGCCACAGAATGATGACGGCGCTGTAACTATTCAATCAGGTGCTTATTATGGCACCTATGTCGATCTTGACGGTGTTGTTAGAAACGAAATCGAACTTATCACTCGCTATCGTGAAATGGCTATGCAGCCAGAATTAGAAACAGCTATTGATGAAATTGTTAATGAAGCAATTGTTAATGATGATTCCGAATCTGGTGTTGAAATAGATACCGATGAACTAAAACAGCCCGAAAATATCAAGAAAAAAATTAGAGAAGAGTTTGAATATGTTCTAAAGCTTCTAGACTTTGGTAACATGGGACACGAACTGTTCCGTCGTTGGTATACTGATGGTAGACTATTCTACCACGTTATCATCGATGACAAGTCTCCTCAAAAAGGCATTCAAGAACTTAGATATATTGATCCTCGCCGTATTCGCAAGATCCGCGAAATTCAGAAAGCAAAAGATACCGAATCAGGTATGGAAATTATCAAGAGTATGAAGGAATATTATCTCTACAACGAAAGAGGTATGATTGGTGCTCATTCCAACTTAGGTACAAAGATTGCTATTGACGCCGTTGTTAACGTCAATTCAGGGCTAATGGATTCAAAGAGAGCAATGGTTCTCTCATATCTTCACAAAGCAATTAAACCACTTAATCAAGTACGTATGGTAGAAGACGCAACAGTTATCTATCGTCTCTCACGCGCACCCGAGCGCAGAGTATTCTATATCGACGTTGGTAATATGCCAACAATCAAAGCTGAACAGTATCTCCGAGATGTTATGGTTAAGTATCGCAATAAACTTGTATATGATTCCAGCACTGGCGAAATCAAGGATGATCGTAAGCATCTTTCCATGCTTGAAGACTTTTGGCTGCCTCGTCGTGAAGGCGGTAAA